ATGAAGCGCCGAAGAGAGCATGTTATTTATCTTTCTGATCAAGCCATGGATATCATTACCGGGCTTAAAGTCTGCGCCATGGGAAGTGAATACCTTATACCTGGTCGGTATGATATTAGGAAGCCTCTTTCAAATGCTGCATTAAACAATGTGATTGATGGGGTTGTTAAGCGAATAAATGAGAATGGTATTGAGTTTGCTCCGGTGACGGTGCATGACTTGAGGAGAACAGCCAGCACACTGTTACATGAAGCTGGCTTCAATTCTGACTGGATAGAGAAGTGTTTAGCCCACGAGCAAAAAGGTGTTCGTGCTGTTTATAACAAAGCAGAGTATGCGGAGCAACGCCGAGATATGCTACAGCAGTAGGCTAATATGATTGATGGCTGGATAGAGAAATGGAAAGCTTAAGAGGTTTATTTTTCTGGTCCTAAAATTTTTGTGGCCAGTAGTGTTGATAGCATAGATGCACCAACCACCAGCCAAAATACGGAATAAAAAAGCCGCTCAATAATTACTGGGCGGCTATCATTTTCGGCACCAATCGCAGAGAAGATATATCCTGCAATCCATGCGTACACTGTCAGAATGAATTCAATCAACGGTAGCCTCCTTGGTTATAAATTGTGGTCCAGTAATTTCGATGCTGTTATTCGGGCATTCATTGCCCCAAGCATCCCAACCTTGTGACATGTCACGCGCAAATAACTCTATGCGGTTAACATCACCGTATAATTGTTCTAGCCTGTTTTTAACTTCCCATGGCTTTTGACTATGCTCACCTAAACAGCTAAATACGATTTGCTTAACGCTGGCGCTCATACGCTCTAAGCCATTGCCACGAGTTGCGATTAACACATCCTCGCTATTTGCTCTGGTGTAGTTGCCACCATTCATTTTTGTTTCGGCATTGAGTAAATCAAACAGGTCATGCCAATCAAACATAGTGCCATTTTGTAGGGCTTTATCGAAGCGCTCATGAGCTAGTGAATTGAACTTAACCCATGTGAACGCTTTGGATGTGCGTACGGTGAAGCCCCATGCTTTAGCAAGCTCAAATGCCTCTTGCACAAAATTGCCTGTATACCACATGGCAAGGACTGAATTTTCGGCGGCGATAGTGTGAACGGGGAGGTGTTTTAAATCGAATAGGCTGGTTGTTTGGTAGTGATTATTTGCGGCACCGTTGGAAACTTTATTGCTGTATTGCCAAGGGGGATCGCAATAAATAAGGTCATATTTTTTCAATGTGTCTCCTGAATTTAGGGTATAAAAAACCCTGCTAGTGCAGGGGGGTCATTTCAATGTTTATCTTTTTTGTGTTGCTTATCATTTTGGTATAAATATAACCATCTACCAAATAGACATAAATATGCGAAACCAATGGCTGAAAACTGAATATTATGGAATAGAACACTATTTACAGTATCCATATATACATCTTTAATTATAAGCGCAGTGCTAAGTATTATCAGCATTAGTGTTATTAAAGATATAAGAAAATCCTTACCTACATGATGTATTTTCCCTGAGAAAGCATATAGCGAAACTGAGAGTAACAATACAATAATATTTAATACTGGCGATATCAAGCTGCTGTAATACGCAGTTTTAATACAGTCAATTCCAAAAAAATATGGACCAAATATTAAAAATAATGAAATAGCAATAAATGGAAGGATTAAAAAATATAAGTTTAATTTTGTCATAATAAACCTTTTAATTTATATTGAGGTCTACAATATAGACTCTAAAAATAAAGTTATCAATATTAATTTATTTTACTTTAGGGTAATTCTATTGCATTAGAACACCAGCTACCTCCACGAATGGTTCAACATAGCAACGGTGATCAGGGACGTGACTAATCCCCCCCATTTAGCTAAGCGAAACTTGCTACCGTGATAGCGTATAACTGGATGTTTAATTACTGACATAATTAATCCGGTTAATTAGAAGCATGATCAGATGCTTTAGAGTGATTTGGGTTGTTCTTATTAACGAAAGCCATATCAATATCTTCTTTCGCTGCTTCCGGGTTATTCCAGCAGCTAGTGATATAGGCGTTAACTTCATCACGACGATAAACATATGAGCGCTCAGATAGATAAACTTTCACAAGAATTTTTTCTTTGTGCAGTTTATTCAAGATTGAGTTACCGACGCCCGTTTTGGCTTTAACTTCTTCCGGGGTGCAAATATCGTCTAATGTTTTTAATGCTTCTAAATTCATAGTAACTCCAATGGCGGGATAAACCCGCCGTCAGCCATTATTGATATTCGTCTTTCATGTCATTCGGCGTGATACTGAACGCATTGAATAACTCATCGCCAAGCTTGCGTTTATTGGCATTAAGGAATTGAAAAACTTTTTCGAAAGCTGCTTTAGCCTCTGGTGAGCCACTAGCAGGTAGGCTATTAATTTGCGCTTCAAGGTTGTTATTTGCATCGATGCGGTGATAAGCCTGAACAGCCTTGTTTTTCAACTCAGTGAAAAGTGCGGTACCAAGTGATGATTTAAGCTCATCAATTTGTAATCGAATTTCTTTAACTTCATCCAGAGTTGAAGCATCGGTGATCGATTGGCGTAGTAATTCAGGGTTAAAGCCATCATCAACAATTTCACCTGTGACTACATTGTTGTCGTCGCTGGTGGCTTCGTTATGATGCTCAGGCTCATTTTGCTGAGTAATTTCATTGAGGCTTACGCGCTCTTTTTGTGGAGTAACATCTTTGATGGTTCGCTCTTCAAGTTCATCTGGCGTATAAACCCCCATGATCACTTCTGGGCAATACAGGCGGGACCAGTATTTAACCGCTAAGTAAGCAATTTGTTGCTTAGGCATGGTTTTCCATAGCGGTGAGTTACGTGTTTGCACATCGGCTAAGTAAACTGGTTCACCGTATGTAATTTCTGTTTCACCTCGGAGAACTGCACCAACACGAATGAATAAGCCAGATTCGTCACGATTTTCTTTTACGCCGACAATCTTTTCCCAATCCCCGCCGTATTCGTAATGGAAGCGACCTGTAACAACGTTTGAACTGGTGATCACCGCGTTGACCAGCTGAGCTTCATAGCCTAGCGTGCCGTTAATTAAATGCGTTTTTTGGCCTACTACAAACGGATCCATTCCCCAGCGAGACGCTTGCATTGTGATAGCCAAGCAATCAGCTGGCTTACCCTGTAAATGTTTAGGCACCGTCGAGGTACCAGATGCCATTAAATCAGCAATACGGATGACACAATTCATTGCTTCCGCATTAAAAAGAAGTGACATGTTATTCATGACACCAGTTTGTTGTTGGTTGATTAAAGCGACTTCTGACATGATGATTACCTCTAAATTGATAAGCGCCATGCAGTAAGCAGGGCGCTAGAATTGATTACGCTTCTAATTGAAGTTCTTCTAACTTGCGTGTTTCAAAGTCAGTAAGATTAATGGTGAGTGTTTCGGTGACTGGTGCAGGCCATACGCCAGTATTCATTGAGTTATTGATATCGCGCAGCGTCTTTTTATACTCCAAGCGGCCAAGTTCAAGTAATTCTGGTGAAGCTTCGACAATTGCAACCCAGTGGTAATTTTCGTCTTTGTTAACGAATATCCAGAAGAACTGATCTAGCATTGCAATATCACAGTACATGGCAGCGCTGACATGGTAATCACGGTTAATGATTTCTTTGCGGATCATTGCGGTTATAGCATCCTGCTTGTATCGACCTAATGAAGCTGATTTAAGGTCAAAACCAACTCTTAGATTTTCGTCATACTGGATCTCTAAGTCAGGACGTACGCGAACATCTAAGCCTGTATCATCGTCGATACCGTAATAACTAACTTCAACTGCACGGTTAGGATGAGTTACTAGTTTCCCAGCCTCTGGATGGTCAAATACAGCTTGCTGCATTGCTTTACCCAAGCGGTACTGATCACCTGTAATGCGAATTCGTGATTCATCGGCTTGCCATGCGCTAATTAAATCATCTTCAAATACCGCATCAGGCTTAACTGCTTTAACAGAAGCTGCTAACTCTTCTTTTTTGCCTGTTAACTTAAGCTGCTCTGCCTTTGGCTTGTCAGCGTTATATTCACGGATAAAGGCTTTAATCGAATCCGTGTTAGTGAAAGCCCCAGCGGGAATGGTCGGAGCTAGGCTAAATTCATCTTCAACTTTTTCAGGCTCTAAAACTAAGGTGTGGAACAAGCTACCGAAGTCTAAGGCCTCTGAACGTTCGCGCTGAATTACCTTGCTGATGTGACGTCGTTCGAAGTACATCAAGCTGATACGACCATCTTTTAACATCGTACTGCTAATGCCGTTTGATGAGTGGTAATCATCATTTGAAATATTGGTATAACGCCCCGGTTCAAAGTATGGAGGTACTAAGTGTAAGGAACATTCGTCATTAACTTCTGGCTCAGCATTACCAATTTGTTTATCTTTGTTGGCGTGAGCAACCACATCAGGCTTATCCTGTTCTGATACATTTACAGGTTCAGATGATAACAGTGACTTAAAATACTGCTTGCGGTCTGCATTTGAGCGAAACTGGTCAGGGTTTTTAATGACATGAACAAATGCATTGATGATGTCATTATTATGTAATTGCATGAAGTTTGGTGTTGCCATTGAACTTAGCGATAAATCAAAAGCAATCTTTTCAAATTGCTGCATTTCTTCGCTGATGCGCTCTTTGCTTAAGTGGTCGGTAAGCGCGTGCAGGTTATCTGCGGTGTTAATATCGTTAGCCATTAGGATCGCGCTAACAATATTTGCGAGGTTACGTTTTTCAAAATGTTCTTGATTGCTCATTAGAAAATTCCTTGTCGGTTTGAATTGATATCCAGGTTACGAAAGCCCATTCGATACCATCTTTGAAGTTTACGAACTCTTGTCTTTTTCCACGTACGATGAATACGTGAAAACCATTTTCGATAAAAAACATCATTTCAATCACCTTTTGATAAACAAAATGTTTATGTTTGTGGCGTGAAAAAAATCCAGCTAAAACAGCTAGATTGATTAATATTGTCACTATCCAAATCTTGCATTCCGAATCTACGGGTTAGCTAAGACATTCTGCGGCCCACAGAATTTAGGGGTGTGATAGCCATTCTGTATTGTTAAAGAGCGTTAACCTTGCGGGTTAATTTGAGATAAATAATAACCCGTAAATGATGGTTGTCAATCGCTAAAAGTAAATAAAATAAACAATGTGTTTATTTTTGTGCGTATAAAAAAGCCAGCTCGAGGCTGGCTATAATCATAATGCTTTGTTTTAATTTTCATTTTTACTAATGATGAACTCAATAAAGTCTTGGATTTTTTCTTTCTCGTTGTCGGGTAGGGCTGCAAACTTTTTATGATCGTAGTGTAGAACGTCTTCATCGTCTTTTGACATTAAAAGCTCATAGGGCTTTCTGCCGAGTGCATTAGCTATTGCTGCAACACTATCAATAGTAGCGCTAGATTCATTCTTAATGATACGGTTAACTGTTGCTTGACCTAATCCTGAGCTAACCGATAGCTGTGCTTGTGATTTGATGCCATCAACCAACATAAATGTAGTGATGTTATCGCCAAGTATGCGGCCAATATCAGTAGGTTGTCTGGCTAGTTCATCCGCAATTTGTTCGGCCGGTGAATTTAAGTGATCCTTATCCATGTAATACTTTGGAAGTTTGGTAAGGAACTCAATTTTTCTTGCTACAGGATCGCTTAGTGAGCGATGACTTTTCATATTTGATGACATTAAATAACGAGAAATAACATTCGGAGCGCAACCCAAAGCAGTAGCTAAGCGTTTTTGTTTCCCTTCGTAATGCTTTTCTATCACAAAGACAAGATTGTCTCTTCTGATATCCTGGATGCTTTTCACGGTACGTTCTTCCTTTGTGTGTAATTCGCTCGATATTGTTTATTCTGTTTATCTATTAAATATCAAATTAACCTTTGAGGTAAATTCCCAATTTGTTTATCATGATTTCAAATTTCGTGATTGTTTATCTTTTTGGGTGGTTAATATGGTATTTACAGACTTTAAAACATTCTGGAATAGTCTATCTAAACGTGAGCGTCAGCAATTTGCAGACAGCGCAAATCTGACCGTCCAGTATATTTCTATTCATCTTCGCTATTGCAGTCGTAGCGTGTCATTACAGACAGCTAAGCGGTTGCAGAAGGCTTTAAATACATTCGGAATAGAACTAACGCTAGACCAAATAGCAGACAAATTTATGAAGTAAATCACACTAGACCGCGAAAGCGGTCTTTTTTTAATTAGAGTAATAAACAATAATTCTTTTAAGGTTGATTTATTTTTTGTTGCTGTGTAATCTCATACCAAGTCACACAACATAATGAGGTCTAAAAGTGGAAATTACGTCAAGAATGGAGGCAGCTCAAAAAGGTAAGTTGCGCTACTTCACGGGTAAGAAATGTAAAAACGGTCATATTGCTGAGCGTTATGTTGCTAATGGTGCTTGCGTTACATGTGACTATGAAAGCTCCATGGAGTATCGATCAACATTAAAGCAATTAATTATCAATGCTAAGTGAGTGGTGTTTGTATGCGTGATTACGGAAAGGTTTCTCCGCAATTTTGGATTGGAAAAACGGGTAAGGAGATCCGAGAGAAAGGGCATGAGGCTCTTATTGTATCGATGTACCTGCTTACGAACCCACACGCAAACATGATCGGTATGTATTACCTACCAATTATCTATATTGCGCATGAAACTGACTTGGGCTTCGAAGGGGCTTCGAAGGGGCTTCAAAGGTGTGTTGAATCAGGTTTTTGCCACTATGACGAAGCCGCGGAAGTTGTTTGGGTTGTCGAAATGGCAAAGTACCAAATAGCCACTTCATTAAAATCATCAGATAACCGATGCATAGGCATACAAAGGGAGTATGAAAGTCAGCCTAAAAATCTATTTTTATCAGCGTTTTACGATAAGTACGAATCAAGTTTCAACTTAACAGAAAAGCGTGAGTCATCAGTAAGAAACGGAAGGGGCTTCGAAGGGGCTTCAAAGACCCTCGGAAGCCAAGAACAGGAACAGGAGCAAGAACAGGAACAGAAAGTAAAACCCCCCATACCCCCCAAAGCCAAAAAAGCTAAGGTTGATGATTTTGAATATCCAAATGAATTGAACCTAGAGGCATGGGAAGAATGGATGCAGTACAGAAAGGAGTTAAAGCTAACAGCCTACGATAAATCAGAACGGAGCCTAAAGGCGGCAATCACAAAGCTGTTAAACCTATCTGGTGGGAACAAAGACACACAAGCAAGAATTGTATTCCAGTCAATATCAAATGGCTGGCAGGGCTTATTTGCATTAAAAGGTGATGATTATGGGACAGGTCAAGGCAATAAATCCAGCAATCAGTTCGCTGGCAAGTCAAAAGCAATGCAAGAATTCTTACAGCACGTCAGCGACAAGTACGGACCTGAAACTCTTGCAGCTTTGGAGGGGAATGATCGACCTATACGGGGACAAGTGGAAGAGCAAGAATGGAACGGAACCATCATTGATGTGGAGCCAGAGTATCGAAAGATTGACTGATACACAGTTCGAGGCCATTTTTCAGTATTGCATTGACCGTTGTATGAGTGGTAATTCATGGCCACCAGAACTGTCTGATGTGGTAGTTGCCGTTACATCGATGGCAGTTGACGATAATCCGTTTGGTATCTCATTTGATGTGATGCTTACTGACTGGAAACGCTATTGCCGTGATCGTGGTATGTATGACAGCGCTGAAATGTATCCATACCGTCATCATGTTCAGTATTGGATATTTACGGACATTCGAAGAAAGATGATTGATCTACGCATGACTGAGCCAGAGGTCGAAAAGGCATTGAAGAAATCATTGCTTGAATGGTCTGAGAAAGTAGCCGCTGGTGGAAAAATACCAAAGCCAACTCTAAGGCTTGCTGATAAATCTAAACCTCGTCCTGCTTGGATGGATTTAATTGAAAAAGGTAAACAACGGACTCAATAAGATTCAAAGGTTATCAAAATCGTTAGCAGGATTAACATACAGGCGTTTTTGATATGCAGGATGATAAATCCCATAGGTTGAATATAAAAATCAAATGCAGAGCGTTACAGAGCGTTTCAAAGGGTGGTAAGAAAGTCAATTCTTACTGATTTTTTATGGTTGAAAGGATAAACAAATTGTTTATATTAACCACGTGGGTTAATCGAATTCGAGGTAATGGTTATGTTATTTCAGGATCGAGTCATAGAAGCACTTAAATGCGGCAAAAGCATGACGATTAAAGGGATGCGTAATCACATTGAAAGCACCGGAGTTAAGGCCGCATATGGCGCGGTAAAGCACGCCGTAATTCAACTTGAAAAGTTTAATGTTATTTCACCTGCAGTTGTCGAGGGTTCGCCTTGGCTGGGTTACAAGCTGAATGACAACTACAAAGACGGCTTGAAGCTTCAAGCAAGCAGCAGCAAAAGACAAATGGTGAGAAAGCAGGTTCATAAGCAGGTAGAGAAGTCCGTCAAGGTTATTGAGCTAACGTATGGCCCATGGTGCCAAACAGGTGAGCAAGCACGCTTGCAGGTTATGTTTAACGAGTTACTGGCGAAGCCCCGGGCGAAGCGTATCAAGCGGGGCTTAGCGCAATGAAAACCATTGAGTATCCAATCGTACCCGTACCTAAGCCGAGAATGACTCAGCGTGATAAGTGGCAGAAGCGACCTGCTGTAATGCGTTACCGGGCGTTTTGTGACGAGGTGAGAGCAAGGGGCATTAATCTGCCTGAGAGTGATTACCACGTTATCTTCGTTCTGCCTATTCCTAAGTCATGGAGCAAGAAAAAACAAGCTGAAATGGACGGTAAGCCCCACCAGCAAAAACCAGACAAGGACAACTTAGAGAAAGCCTTGCTGGACGCCATCTTTGACGATGATTCACGTATATGGGATGGGCGAGTTTCTAAGGTGTGGGGAACCACAGGAATGATAACGGTAAGGTTACCGGAATAATCGACAAATCATGAACTTGTTACCAATGGGTAAATAAGTGATTGAAATTACTAAATTAGAAATGAGCAAGGTAATTAATTATGAAACTTAAAGTTAATCGTGGAACGTTGCTTGCTGTCATGGAATGTATGGCTGTTCGTGATGTGCGTTATTACATCAATGGTATTTGTTTTCTGCCCGATGGAAAGGTAGTTGGAACTAACGGGCACATGCTTGCTTATGGTCATCATGACAATGAAATTACAGACCAAGTGATTTTGTCTGTTGGGAAGTTGCCTACCAAGACATTTGAATACGCTGTTTTCGATACAGAGGAAGAGATTGTAAAACTTCACTCAGAGTCTGGTTTTGTTGTTGGTGTTGGACTGTGTAGTGTTATCGATGGTCGCTACCCAAATATTAATCCTCTTATCGAATCTACCGCAAAAGCAGATGAAAAATTACCGCCCGTTCTGCTCATAAACTCTGGTTATTTATCCAAATTAGAAAAGGTAGCCAAGTTTGTTAATCCACGTATGCCAGCGTATGAAATCAGAGTGAAGTCAGCCACTGATGCTGTGGTGTGTGAAGTTAAGAACCCACACGATGAGCGCGTTACTGTGATGATCATGCCGATGAGATTGTAATCATGGCAGATATCGACGCAATTAGGCTGTGCTACGACATTCTTGACGGCTCTGTATCTCCTGAAAATATCTCATCGCAAGAAGTGTATGGGATTTGTACGTACCTTGATGATGTTGTTCGTGAAAACCTAGCATTTACTCAACAGAATCCTGTGGCATTCATGGATAGTGATGGTGAGGTAATTAGTGCAGTTAAAAAAGAATTTGAGCAGTTAACGGGCGGTAATCACGTTGGTTTCGATATTCCGTTAATTCAACTAAACAAACAATCGTGACATGTCACGCGAGGTAAATATGGAAAACGATAACTGGGTTAAGTGTAGCGATTCTCTGCCTGAATTAGATACACCAGTATTCGCAGGTTGGTTTTGGCGTGGTAAGTTTGTATGGCATGTATTCATGCGTTCTGATTCATGCGGTGAAGGCTGGGTATGGTCGCGCTCTAATTTCGTGTTTATTAGTGATAATGATGATTTTGTTGAAGATAGCAACTATTCCATGATAACCCACTGGCAGCCGTTACCGCAGCCACCAACACAAGAGGTTAGTAATCATGATTAAACGTTACTTGGTATTCGCCGTGTTCTGGTGCGTGTTCGCCGTAGCTGTAGGGATGTTATTTAATGGCTAAATCACCAGCAGAGCGCAAAGCCGCGCAACGTAAACGCCAGCGTGAAGCTGGCTTGGTTACTCCGCAGTGGCAGGTTGAAGTCGAAGAACACGAAATGATTAAGCGTAATTGTGCATTGCGTAGACCAGGGCGCGAAGCGTACGACGAATCGGAATACATTCAAATGCTCATACGTAACGACGACGCACGGCTCAAACGTGATATTGCGGAGTTATCAAAGCGGTGTTGTGGTAAGTGCGGGGAGCAGTTGCCGGTTTCCAGCTGTTGCCTTGATGGTGATTCAGAATGCTGGATAACCAGAGGGTGGCATGAGACTAAATTGGAGGTAGAATAAAAGAAATTTACAGGAGGTTTTTAATGAATGATTTTTTAAAGGATTTACCTCAGTATGCTGCATTAATTACAGCAAGCATTGCGGTATCAATATTTATAGCTAAGGAAGCGATTGAGTTTTTCAGAAGAAAAAAAGAAAAAAGGAATAGCGAATATGCAATAGACAGGGTTGCATCTATGCAAGTTATGAGGATGTTGTTGCACGCCTGCTTTATTCTTGAGCTTAAAGAAAAAATAAAAAAAAATGGAAATAATAAATCTAAGTTAACAGTCAATGATGGTTTGAAATTTATTGCCAATGAAACTGATATTGTATCTAGATTACCTCTCGATATGACCTACTTCAGTTATGAAGTGATGATTAATGTCGCTAAAGTCGATAATTCAAAATTCACGCTCTACGCCAACATAAATCACACAAGCGTGCGACTAGAAAACATAGTTGATTGTATTAAGTCATCAATAAAGGAATACAAGGAAGTTATTTTTTATTTAGACGATGAAGAAATAATGGATACAATTGATAAAGTAATAAGAACAGCAGAAAGGTTAAATCATGTCATGATAAAAAATGACGAGTATGAAAAAATAATGAAAAGAGTAAAGCAAGTAAAAGACAACCTTATTTGATTTGAAGTTTATCTTTTGCGTGGTCATAATAACCGAAGAGGTGATGATTATGACCACAAAGAAACCACGTAAGCCACCAGCCAGAAAACCTACACCACTTAATGCTCAAATGGAGCGATTCTGTCAGGAATATATCAAAGCCCCTGATAATCAAACCAATGCAGCGCTAGAAGCAGGCTATGCAGAAGTTAGCGCCTGTAAGCGTGCATCTCAACTTATGAAAGACCAGCGCGTCATTGACCGTATAGCACAGCTTATGCAGCAGCGTAATAAGCGCAAGAAGCTTGACGCTGATAGTGTGTTAGAGCGATTGGTTGATATGCTGGATGCTGATATTGCAGATATTCTTACCAATACTGGTGATATCAAACCAATTAAATATTGGCCTGCAGTATGGCGCAAAAGCATTTCAGCGTTTGAAATAGCAGTTATTGATGAGCGTGTAACGGTTAAAAAAGTGAAGCTGTTAGATAAGCTTCGCGTGCTTGAAATGGTCGGTAAGCACGTTGATGTTAACGCATTCCGTGAGCGCTATCAGGTCGATGTAACCATTTCCCTTGCTGATAAGTTGGCAGCAGCCCGTAAGCGTGCCGCTGGTGGTGAGTAATGATTGATGCCATGTCACCAGAAGAGCAGCTGATTAACGATATCGGCATGTTTACGCATGACCCGTTAAGTTATGCGCTCTATGCATTTCCTTGGGGTGAGGCTGGCACCGAACTTGAAAATGCCAATGGGCCTCGACAATGGCAAGCAGAAGCACTGAACGAAATAGGTGAACACCTACGCAATCCAGAAACGCGCCACCAGCCGTTACAGCTTGCTAGGGCGTCAGGTCACGGTATCGGTAAATCTGCATTCATATCGATGATTATCAAGTGGGGCATGGATACATGCGAAGATTGCAAAGTGGTTGTTACGGCTAACACCGAAAACCAGCTACGTACTAAAACATGGCCAGAGATTGCGAAGTGGCAGCGGCTGTCCATCACTAAGGACTGGTTTACATGTACTAAAACTGCTATCTACTCCAACGACCCCAATCACGCTAACGCTTGGCGTGCTGATGCTGTGCCGTGGTCAGAGAACAATACAGAGGCATTCGCAGGGCTACACAACCAAGGTAAGCGCATCATTCTTGTTTTTGATGAGGCCTCTAATATTGCGGATCTGGTGTGGGAAGTAGCAGAGGGTGCTTTGACAGATGAGAATACAGAAATCATCTGGATAGCATTTGGTAACCCGACACGTAATACAGGACGTTTCCGTGAATGTTTCCGTAAGTTTAAGCACCGCTGGAAAACAAAGCAGATTGATAGCCGTACGGTTGAAGGTACCAACAAAGAGCAGATTGATAAATGGATTGAAGACCGTGGCGAGGATAGCGATTTTGTTAAGGTTCGTGTGCGCGGTATTTTCCCATCAACCTCTGAAACTCAATTTATACCAACTGCTTTAACTGATGCGGCAATGAAGCGCACCGTAACGCAAGCCGAGGTATCACACGCACCAATTATCATAGGCGTTGACCCTGCATATTCTGGCGATGATGATGCGGTTATTTATATGCGCCAAGGGTTACACAGTAAATGCCTGTGGACTGGTAACAAAACTACTGATGATATCGTTATGGCTAAGCGCATTGCTGACTTTGAGGATCAGCTTGGTGCTGATGCTGTTCATATTGACTTTGGTTATGGTACTGGTATTCATTCAATAGGCATGGGTTGGGGGCGTGATTGGCAGCTTGTGCAATTCAATGGTGCATCGACTGACCCGCAAATGCAGAACAAGCGCGGTGAAATGTATAACAATGTTAAGTCATGGCTCAAGATAGGTGGGGCTATTGACGATCAGGAGGTTGCTGAGGATTTATCAACGCCAGAGTACAAGGTGCAATTAAGTGGAAAAATACTTTTAGAGTCAAAGCCTGATATTAAAAAGCGTATTGGGCGCTCACCTGGTAAGGGTGATGCGTTAGCGTTAACATTTGCTTACCCAGTCACCAAAAAAGAACGCCACAACATTTCTACATCTAGTCAGGGCAGTAACGTTGTTAGTGATGCTGATTACGATCCATATGCCTAACTAACAGGCAAAAAAAAGCCCTCACAGCGAGGGCAAATGTAAGCAAAGGAAAGTAACTTGATAACGGGCAAAGGAATATCTGAATAACAACCGATGACCAAAATGTATATCTTGGTTTTATATTTGTCAAATAAGATATACAATAAATCGCAAAGTATATTATTGTTTATTTTATCGAGGTGTTATATGTGCGGAAATATCCTAGGTGGAACCCAGAAGATTAAAACCCCTCCAGCTGTTCAGGCTGCACCACAAGAACAGGACGAGGCGGTAGTAGGTTCGCGTGATGAAGAGCTACGCCGCCGCCGTGCTGCCGCTGGTCGTAAGTCAACATTGCTAACCGGTGCGCAGGGCGCTACTGGAGCAGCATCAACCAGCGGTAAAACGCTACTTGGTCAGTAACCTAACGGGGGCGGTATGAGTTTAAAGCAGGATTTATTAAAACAACTCTCACAGCTTAAGAATGAGCGACAATCATTTGAGCCGCACTGGAAAGAGCTTGCAGAGCATACACGCCCTCGTAGCACTCGTTTTAACACATCAGAAGTTAATCGCGGTGATAGACGTAATACGAAAATCATCGACCAAGAAGCTGCTAAATCTGAGCGTACGCTTTCTAGTGGCATGATGTCAGGGATTACTAGCCCTGCCCGTAAGTGGTTCCGTTTGGCTACGCCAGATCCTGACATGATGAACTATAGCCCTGTAAAAATGTGGCTTGAAGTGGTTGAGCAGCGCATGAATGAGGTGTTCAACCGTTCCAATATCTATCAGTCACTACCTCAAACCTATTCCGATATCGGCACCTTTGCCACCAGCGCACTAGCTGTACTGGAAGATAACGAGCGCGTCATTCGTACGGTGCCGTTTCCTATTGGTAGCTATTACATTGCGAATGGCCCTGATCTGACAGTTGATACCTGTTTCCGTGAATTCAGCATGACAGTGCGCCAGTTGGTTATGGAGTTCGGCTTAGACAATGTGAGTGAGCAGGTTAAAAGCATGTGGGACTCTGGCAACTATAGTCAGTGGATCACCGTCATTCATTCAGTCTATCCGAATTTAAACCGTATCAGTGGCAAGTTGGACGCTAAGAACAAGTTATTTAAATCCGTTTACTTTGAAATGGGCGGTGATAGCGACCGCGTTCTGCGTGAATCTGGCTTTGATGAATTCCCTATTATGGCGCCACGTTGGGAAGTGAACGGCGAGGACGTCTACGGCTCATCTTGCCCAGGTATGATTGCGTTAGGTAGCGTGAAAGCATTGCAGCTATTACAACGCCGCAAAGCGCAGCAGATTGATAAAGTAACCAATCCACCTATGCAAGCGCCTGCCTCAATTAAGAATCAGCGCATTTCTCTTGTACCTGGTGGGATAACTTATCTACCAATGGCTGGCGCTGACCAAATGATTAAGCCGATATTCCAAGTGCAAGCCGACATTAACGGCTTGATTGCTGATATTGGCGATACTCGTAATCAAATCAAAGAAGCCTATTTCTCTGACCTCTTCATGATGATGCAGTCTGTAAACACACGCTCAATGCCAGTGGAAGCAGTTATTGAGATGAAGGAAGAAAAGCTACTCATGTTAGGGCCTGTCTTACAGCGTTTAGATTCTGAACTACTCGACAAGTTAATTAATCGTACGTTCGCAATCATGGCGCGTAAAAACCTATTACCTGTTCCACCAGAAGAAATGCAGGGTATGCAACTTAAGGTTGAATACATCTCTGTTATGGCTCAGGCGCAGAAATCGGTTGGTGTTAACAGCGTTGAGCGTTTCGTTGGTTTTGTTGGTGGTTTAGCAAAACTGAAACCAGAAGCGCTCGACAAGCTGAACACAGACGAAATGATTGATAACTACGCTGAATCAATCGGTGTGTCGCCAACTATCGTTTCATCCAATGACCAAGTAGCCGCTATTCGTCAGCAGCGTGCAGAGCAACAACAGCAGATGCAACAAATGCAAATGGCACAAGAGGCGGTGGCTGGTGCTCAAGCGCTTGGTAATACACCTATGGATGATAATAGTGCCTTAGCAGCGCTTGCTGGTGGTGGTCAATGACACAGTTTGATGATTACACCGAAGAGGAAAAGGCAGAGATTCAGGCTGATTTAGAGCTTAAAGACAAGCTTAGAAAAGAACGTGAAGACGATGATTTAAAACAGGTTATGAGCACTGAGTGTGGTCGTCGTTTTATCTGGAAAACACTCTCATTAAGCGGTGTTTTTGAAGTTTCATTTACGCCTGATCCCTATATCACTTCATTCAATGAAGGTAGACGCAATAAGGGATTAGGGTTGTTTAACGATGTAATGAGTGTTTGCCCTGATCTCTATTTGGTCATGGCAGAAGAAGCCAAAGAACAGGAGAACAATCAATGAATTTATTTCAACGCTTACTGTTTCGTCGCCTTTGTAATGAGGTTTCAGTTGATGGCGGTGAAGGTGGCGGCGGTGCGCCAGCGCAAGATCCAGCATCAGCAAAACAAGATGCGTCAGAAAATGGCGATAATCCAGCGCCTATAGGTACAGAGCCAAGTAAGGCTAATGATACGTCCGGCACTAAGCAGGAAGATACTGACAAGAAGCCTGTAAGCGCCGCACCTGAAAAGTATGAGTTTACGGCTGGTGAAGGTCAGGAACTGGATAAAGAAGCGGTAGCAGCGTTTGAACCTATCGCGCGTGAACTTGGTTTAAGCAACGAACAGGCGCAAAAAATTGTTGATGTGTACGGCTCTACGATCATGCCGCAACTGGTTAAGCAGCAAGCCGATGAATGGCAGAAGCAAGTAACTGGTTGGGCTGAAACAGTCAACGCAGATAAGGAAGGACTTGGCTCTACAGAATCGATTGGTAATGCACAAAAGGCGTTGGATCAATTCGGTTCACCTGAACTTAAAAGTTATCTGGTTGAAACAGGCTTAGGTAATCACCCCGAGCTTGTTCGTGTTTTTTCAAAGATTGGCAAGGCCATGTCTGAGGACGGTTTTGTTAGTGGCAGCAGTGAAAACGCTCGCAGTACTGCGGATGTTCTCTTTGGTGATAGTAAATAAGGTATAGGAGATAAATTATGCCTCAAGCTTTAACTTTAACTGATTGGGCTAAGCGCCAAGACCCAAACAGTAAGCAGGCGAAGATCGTTGAACTGCTCAATCAGTCTAACGAAATTCTTGATGATATGGTGTTTGCAGAAGGTAACTTGCCTACAGGTCACCGTACAACTGTCCGCACTGGTTTACCATCGGCAACTTGGCGTTTGTTGAACTACGGTGTACCACCAAGCAAGTCAACAACTGCGCAAGTTACAGATACCATTGGTATGCTGGAAACCTACTCAGAAGTAGATAAAAAGCTGGCTGATTTAAATGGGAATACTAGTGAGTTTTTATTGTCAGAAGCGCAAGCGTTCATTGAATCCACGAACCAGCAAATGGCTGAAACTCTTTTTTACGGTGATACAAGCATTCACCCTCAGCGCTTTACTGGCTTGTCCGCTCGCTTTAATGATCTTAGTGCTAAGAACGCCGTTAACATCATTGATGCTGGTGGCACTGGTAGCAATTTAACCTCTATCTGGTTAGTGGTGTGGGGACAGAATACCATTCATGGTATTTATCCTAAAGGTTCTAAAGCTGGTCTTGAACAGCAGAACTTGGGCGAAGTCACACTGGTCGATGAAAATAACGCTAAGTATCAAGGTTATCGCTCTCATTTTAAATGGGAAAACGGCCTAACAATGCGTGATTGGCGTTATGTGGTTCGTATCGCTAACGTTGACCTGTCTAAGTTAACCAAAGATCCAGAGGCAACAGGGGCTATCGACCTGCCTGATTTACTGATTCAGGCGATTGAGAAAATCCCTAATCTGTCTATGGGTAAACCTGTTTTCTATTGCAATCAGCAGGTTCGTAGCTGGATGCGCCGCCAGATTAAAAACTCAAAGAACGTCAATATTTCTATGCAAGAAGTTGCAGGGAAAAAGGTTGTTTCTTTTGATGAAATCCCTGTGCGCCGTACCGATGCAATTCTCACAACTGAGGATCAGGTGGTCGCTAAGTAAGGCTGACCTATTGTGCGGTGCCTGAATGGGTACCGCTAACTTAATTTTGTTGGGAGTTCGCAACATGATTTTAGATAAAGAAACTCTATTTTCTCTCGACCAAGCAGTGACCGCATCAGCGACTGCGACCAGTATCATTGACCTAACACCAGTTAAAGGTGATTTCCGTGATATCGGCATCGGTGAGCCGCTGCAATTGTTTGCACAAGTTACTGAGCAGGCTACAGCAGCAGGTGAAGCAAAAGTACAAATCGTACTGGAAACATCAGCAGACAAAGCGTTTACAACGCCTGTTGCTATCTTCCAGTCATTTGCTATGCCAATTGCAGACCTGAACGCAGGTAAGCGCATTATCGGTACCGTTCCACATGGTGTTATTAAGTATCTGCGCCTACGTTACGTTGTCACAGATGGTCCATTAACTGCAGGTAAGTTTACCGCGGGTATCGTACTTAACACTGATGCTCATCCTATCTACAACGCCGTAACTAATTAAGGTGTGACATGTCACGATATAAAGTTTTGAAAAAATCATTTATCGCTGGTCGTCTGCTTGAAGTTGGTGAAGAGGTTGAATACAGCGGTATTGCTGGCAGCAACTTAAAGTTGATTGGTGGTGATGATGCTAAACCTGATACTGGCGCTTTGGTTGATGGGGTTGGTGGTGATACTGGTGAAGTTGTAACCAATACCGCTATTAGTGGCTCAGGCGATACGGTCGATTCTAGCCTTGAAGCTTTGCGCGAACAGTACACACAGCTATTTGGCAAAGCACCTCATCACAATATGGGCGCAGATAAAATGCGCACAGCGATAGATGAAAGACGTAAAGAATTAGCGATTTAACTTTCGCGTTAAAGGGGGCGAAAGCCCCTTTTTCTTTTGGAGCAACTCTAATGGCCTCAGAAATCGAAATCTGTAACTTGGCACTTAGCCGCATTGGTAATAGCCGATTCATTAACAGTCTTAGCGAAAAGAGCAAAGAAGCCGAGCAATGCAATTTACACTTCAATCATTGCCGTGATACTACGCTCTCTGATTTCCCGTGGAACTTTGCCAGTAAGCGCGTTGCTTTGGCTGATACCAATAATCCGCCGCCAGATTGGAAATTTGCCTATAGCTATCCAACCGATTGTCTAAAGGCAATAGCCATTATTCAATCTGGCCAGAAATATCCTCAGCCACATAATGCAATTAATTTTTTGGTGGGTTCGGATGCTGACGGCACAGGAAAACTGATTTACTGCGATCAGCCGCAAGCGTGGCTTCAATACACTGCGTCAGTCACTGATGTGAATATGTTTGATTCTCTATTCATAGATGCGCTGTCATGGCGTTTAGCTGGTGAACTAGCACGGCCATTGGCTTCTAACGCTGGTATCGGCAATGAAGCTTTTCAGATGTACACCATGTCGATTGCTAACGCTGGTGCTCACTCTCTTGATGAATCATCAGAGCCTAACGACTACATGGATCCATTCACCGAAGCGAGGTTATCGTAATGGCCTATAGCATTATTCAACCTAGTTTTTCTGGTGGCGAAATAGCGCCTAGCTTGTATGGTCGTATCGACTTAGCGAAGTACTCAACCGCTTTGCGTAAGTGTGAAAACTTTCTTGTACGTCAATATGGCGGCATTGAAAATAGACCAGGCACTAAGTTTATTGTGGCGGCAAAATACCCTAACAAGAAATGCCGCCTAATCCCGTTTCAGTTCAGCACAGTACAAACTTACGCCCTTGAAATGGGTGATAAGTACATGCGTGTTATTAAAGACGGTGGGCAAGTGCTTTATGCAGATGGTGAGCACAAAGATGAAGTATTCGAACTGGCAACGCCATACAAAGAAGCTGACCTATTCAATTTAAAATTTACACAGTCAGCAGACGTAATGACCATCGTTCACGCTGATTATCCACCAATGGAACTACAGCGCTATGATCATGACGATTGGAAACTGGTACCCGTTGAAACACGCAATGGGCCATTCGAAGATATCAACACCGATAAAGAGCGTAAGTTATATGTTAGCGCCAGTACAGGTGATGTAACTCTGACTGCAACGCATAATATCTTTGGCGCTGAATTAGTCGGTAAGCAAATCTACATTGAACAGCAAGCGATTGATGCAGTGCCTGTATGGGAAACAGAGAAAACAACGAATGTTAATGATCAGCGCCGTGCTGGTGCTAATTACTACCGCGCTAATACTGCAGGTAAAAGCGGAACGTTAAGACCATCACATACAGAGGGTATGAGTTGGGATGGTTGGGGCGGTGATGCGGGTATTCAGTGGGAATATCTTCATAGTGGTTTCGGAATCGTTAAAATCAACTCTGTTAGTAACGACGGTTTAACAGCTACGGGTAAAGTTGTTTCATACATTCCATCAAATGCCGTTGGTGAAGAAAACGCCACGTACAAGTGGGCGCGTTCGGTCTGGAATGATGTGGACGGCTACCCAAGCACCGTTATGTATTATCAGCAGCGCTTATTTTTTGCTGGATCTCGTGCCTATCCTCAAACTATTTGGGCTAGTCGTAGTGGGGACTATAAAGACTTTGGCAAGAACAACCCTATACAAGATGATGACCGTATCATCTATACCTATGCAGGACGCCAAGTTAATGAAATTCGTCACTTAATTGATGTGGGTTCGCTGGTGGCCTTAACTTCTGGTGGTGAGTATCAAATCACTGGGGATCAGAACAAAGTATTAACACCAAGTAGTTTCTCTTTCTCTTCACAGGGCGCAAATGGCTGTAGTGATGTACCACCAATAGCAGTATCTAATATTGCCTTATACATCCAAGAAAAAGGCAGCGCAGTGCGTGACCTTGCGTATTCATTCGACGTTGACGGCTACCAAGGCACCGATTTAACCATTATGGCGAATCACCTATTTCAGCGCCACCAGATTATTGATTGGGCGTTCACTATCGTTCCTTATTCAATAGCCTGGTGTATTCGTGACGATGGTAAATTACTTTCATTAACATATCTCAGAGAGCAGCAAGTCTTTGCTTGGGCGCCACAAGATACAGATGGGCAATTTGAATCAACCTGCAGTATCAGTGAAGGCAATGAGGATGCAGTTTATTTCATTGTGTGCCGTAAAGTGGGTGGCGGTACCGTACGTTACATAGAGCGCTTAAGTAGTCGTCTATTTACCAAAACAGAGGATGCTTTCTTTGTTGATTCTGGCCTAAGTTATGATGGCAGAAACAAAGATGAATCAAGCACTGTACACCTAACTACAGTCGATAATTGGACGTACGAAGGTGATATTGCCTTAACCGCCAGCAATGCCATTTTTAAAGATAGCGATATCGGTAACGCTATTCACTTGCCTTACTTTGAAGATGAAGAAAACAAAACGCTACGCTGTGAAATTACCGAGTTTATTAATACTCATGCGGTACGTGTAACGCCTAACCGTGATGTTCCTGAATTGCTACAGGATAAGCCATTAAACGAATGGGGCTTTGCTCGTTTCCGATTTGAAGGGCTACAGCATATCGAAGGTAAAACCACCAGCATTCTAGCCGATGCAAACGTGTTACCTCAGCAAAAAGTATCTGGAGGCGCTGTATCACTCGAAGAGCCTGCGGTAGTAGTTCACATTGGGCTACCTTACGTTAGCGATATGGAAACCTTAGATATTCATATTAACGGGCAAGAAACGCTACTCGACAAAAAGAAACTAGTTAAGGTGGCAAGCCTTATTGTTAATTCAAGTCGTGGTATATGGGCCGGTACCGAAAAAGACCGGTTATATGAATATGCCCAGCGTGAATTCGAGTTTTACGATAACCCGGTTAATGATGCTACTGGCGTGGTAGAAATTAACCTTGATGCACAGTGGAGCAAAAACGGCCGTGTGTATGTCAGGCAGTCTGATCCGTTACCTTTATCTATCCTCGCAGCGATTCCGCGCTTAGATGTGGGAGGCTTCTAATATGGCAAAGAGTATTGTTCAAATCGTACCCGCAACATTAGAGCATGCACAGGCATTGGTACCGCATGTTAGACAAGCTGATATTGATGAATTCTATGCATTGAATCTATCAACGCCTGAGGAGGTTTTAGCCTCAGGTATTAACTTATCTACAAAATCATGGGCTGCTATTTTCAATGGTGAGGTGGCGGCTATTTTTGGTGTGTCGCCAGCGTCCATTATCGGCGGTGTTGGTATCCCTTGGTTAGTTGGCTCAGATGTTTTAGAGAAGCACCAAAAAGCCTTTCTACGCCGTTGTAAGCCATTCGTTGGCCTAATGCTACAAATCTACCCTGAATTGCTTAATTACGTTGATGAGCGCAATTACATTGCTAAAGCGTGGCTGCATTGGCTAGGGTTCAAACTAGAAGATGCGCAGCCCATTGGTGCGCTTAACTATCCATTTCATAAATTCACGATGAATGCGAGGGCGAAATAATGTGTAGTCCAGCCATTTTAGCAGGGGGCATTCTAGCCTCGGCAGGTATGCAGGCATATAGCCAATATCAATCAGGCAAATTTAACGCTGATGTAGCCAACCAAAATGCACGACAAAATGAACAGGCGGCTAATGATTCAATCAATCGTGGTAATGCTGAGGCAGAGAAACAGCGCTCACGCACACGGCAATTAGCAGGATCACAAGCGGCGGCAATGTCAGCGAGTGGACTTGATTTAAGTTCATCGGGTGCTCTTGATATGTTCGGCGATACTGCGGCAATGGGTACTCTGGATTCCTTGACGTTAGTTAATAACTCCCAACGTGAGGCTTATGGTCTGCGTATGCAGGCTGCTAGCGATAGGCTGAATGCGAAAATGTCACGCCGTGAGGGTAACTTTGGTGCAATGACAACGCTATTAACTGCACCAATTAAAGCCTACGGTGCGTATCAGTTGGCTGGTGGAAAATGGAACCCGTTTACAGGTGAAGATACTCCAGCCACTAAAGTAGATATGTTCAAGTATGGATTTATAGGAGCGCGTTAATATGCCAATTGTACCGACATATAAAGAACAACAAGTTAGCTCTTCACCTCTACCAAATAATGGCCTTAATGTTCAATCCAGCCCTGAACATTTTGGCGCTGGTTTGGGGCAAGCTGCCGAGCAATACGCTGGCGTGTTTGCCGAAATGAAGCAGCGTGCTGATGTAGCCCTATCGCAAGATGGTTTATTACAACTGCAGGAATATTCAGACGACTTGATGAATAACCCTAAAACAGGCTTATACACAAAGCTTGGTCGTAATGCTATGGGGCAGTCCGATGAAACGCTTAATAACATAAATATCAGGGCGAATGAAATATATGCAACATTACCAGAAGGCAAGGCAAGAGAGGATTTCCTAAAACAAAGTAATGTACTTGGGCGCCAGTATCACAATCAGGCGAAAATGTTTGAACTCAGAGAAATTCAATCATTTGAATCAAGTACCAATAAAGGCATGCAAGAAAGCAACCTTAAAAAAGCGCATGAGAGCTATGGCAACCCTCAAGCCTTTAATAGCTATGTTGCATTACTTGAACACAATTACGTTGAGTACAGTCGTTCACGTGGCGTTAGCGAAGAAGAAATAGCTGCCAATGTTGATAACCTGAGGAATAACGCAGCATGGGGCGCAGCTCAAAACTATATGGCCAGTGCGCCTGTTCAGGCTCTTAGCGCTATAGGTGAACCCTCAGACGTTGGCGGCTCTATGCGTGTGCCCGGCAACATGAAAGATAGTCGCGGTGGTCGAAATAATAACCCCGGCAACCTGAGAATATCGGATAACGTTTGGGATGGTCAAATAGGTGATGATGGTGAGTTTGTTCAGTTCGCATCACCTGAGCACGGCGTTAGAGCGCTTGGTAAAAACCTAATTACTTATAGAAACAAAGGGTTTGTAACGGTAAATCAAATCATCAACCGCTGGGCACCAAAGAAAGATGGGAATAAAACTGAAAAGTATATAGCTTTCGTATCTCAGCGTATGGGTGTTGATCCTAACGTTCCTATCGATGTAACCAATATTGACACATTAAAAAGCATCACAACCGCAATCATGGCGCAGGAAGGCAAGCACAGTGTTACTGATGATCAGGTTAATACTGGCCTTCAAGCAGCGCTTGGCTTAACTAGATTACCTGATGTAGATAAATCACTGTATCAACCTGAAATACGCAAGGCTCAAGGCGGCGGTTTCCCTTGGTGGCCTATGCTTACACCTGTTCAGCAATACCAGCTTATTAAGCAGGGAGAGGCCGCTGAGCACAAGCAAAGGCAAGAATATAAATCAGTATTAGATGGCAAGGTAAAAGATGCTGAGGCATTAGCGCTGAGAGGTGAGTCATATAGCAACCCTCCATCATTGGATGAGTTTAAGTATGCTTATGGTGAAAACGATGGGATTAAGCAACATGAACAATTTCAAAAAAATATGGAAATGGGAGCTGATATAGCAACGGTTCAGCACCTATCGCCGCAAGCGCAAGCGTCTCTATTGGAATCTAAAAAACCTAAAGGTGATTATGATGCATACAATAACTGGAAACGTTACGATACTTTAGAGCGAGCTGTGAGTACTGTAAATAGCCTTAGAAAAGCTGATCCTATTCAGTTCAGTATTGATAGGCAGCAAGTAAACCAATTAGATTTTTCCAGCATTAAAAATTTCACAAACTCATTAACTCAGCGTTCAAGTACTATTGGTGACATTTCAAAAAACTACCAAACACCATTAACTGTTTTTTCAGCACAAGAAGAAGCGGTGTTATCTCAATTAATGGAAAAAGCACCAGCTAGCCAAAAAATTGAGTATTTAGATGCCATCAGGCAAGGGCTTAAAAACAATGAAAGCTACACAGCTGCACTGAGGCAAATTAGTAAGTCTGATAATTCACTTGCTATTGCTGGGATAATTATGAGCAAACCAACACAAATCACAGCTGAACGTAACAAAATGAGTAGTGATATTGTCTTTTCTCAGCAGCAAGCTGCGGAGCTATTGATACAAGGCTCAGAAGCGAGAAAAGTGGGCAAAGGTTTTATTTTACCTAAAGATGCAGAGCTTAGAGAAGAGTTTGCTGATTTTGTTGGTGATGTTTTTGCTGGTGATGTAGATGGGGCTGATGTTGCCTATGAAGTTGCTAAAGATGCTTATGCAGGAATAATGGCTAAAAAAGGAAAGATTGATGGAGAGTATGACAAAAGTATATGGCGCCAATCAATCAATATAGCTACTGGTGGTATTTATGATTTCAACGGCAGAGGAAATGTAATGCTTCCTTGGGGAATGGATGGTGATACGTTTAAAAAGCAAGTGAAAAGCGAACTTAAGTACCTTGAACCAGCAATAGGTAATATCTCTGTTGACATTATTGGAATGCAAAGTTTAGGTGATAGTCAATACTTAATTAAACGTGGTTCTGAATATTTACGCTATAGCGATGGAACTCCTGTTCTTATTAATTTATCTCGTGAGAAAATAAGGGATATCCCACTATGAGCTACTTTGGATTAAACCCTACAAGAATTAATCAGCAACTAGATGACGCTATGAGGTCACCTGAAAACAGTGGTGATGCAGATTTTTTTGATGGGGCTTTCACGTCAACATATACAGGACTGTATTCAGGCTTAATAGCCAAGCCTGAGCAAGTGTTATGGGGGATCGCGGATACGGTCATTTCCCCTATAGCCAGAGAGGTAAATGAGCAGTTTGATATAAATGATACGTCAGAACAGTTTATACAGGAGCAAAGAAAAAATGCTGAGAAGCAAGTTAGGAGCCTAACACCTGATCGGGGAACAACTGGTACAGCAGGGCAAGTTATGTTTAGCCTATTTGATATAGGTGGTGAGGCTTTAACAGGTGCCTTAGTTGGTGGACCGTTAGGTGGGGCAATGTTAGTTGGTGGGGTTCAAGGCTTTTCAGACTATGAGAAGCTTAGAGCTGATGGTGTTGATAAAAACACCGCAATTAATAAAGCTACAGGTGAGGGGTTATTTGCTGGCTTGGGCGTATTAACTCCAATGACGTTAGGTTTTAAAGGTGGTGGTATTTTAGCCGAAAGCATAGGTGCTCAGTTAACTGCAAGAGGTGGAACCCTTTCATCTTTGGCTGGTACAGCAGCAAGAGCCACCCCTGATATTGTATACGCATCAGGCTCTAATATTGCTATGGGGATGGCGCAGCGTGGCTTTGCCTCACAGATATTAAAAGAGCGCGGTTATAATCAACTAGCATTACAGTATGATGTTTATGATAAGCAGGCTATTGCTATCGATGGCATTCTCGGTGTTGCCTTTGGCGGTATGGGAAGGTATATAAATAGCCGTGGTGAAAATGTACCTTTACCTGAGTTTGATACTCCCCATATTGATGCAGCCTTAACAGCTAACCAGCAATTACATTTAGAAGCTGATCTCCCCCCGGGTATTCCAATTAATGCCATGTCGCTAGATGGTCATTTAGCAGCAATGAATAAGGCTATGAATGACTTGTCTCAAGGAAACCCCGTTGATATTGGTAGCATTTTAGACGGTGCAGAATTTCTTGTTCATAGGCCGCGCTCTTTAATCGATACGTCTATACGTGAAGCTGTAGGTATTATTGATGAAGGTTCATCTTTATCACTAGCCAAAAACACTGAATTGAATGAGTTGGCCAGTCAGTTACTTAATCGCGGTGAGCGTGAAAATCTTACTAGTTCAATTCATGATTTAAATTATCGAATTGATGAAAAAAGCAGTGAAATTAATTCGCTAGCAAATACAGAGCCTAAAGATAGTGGTAAGCAATTATCTATTGCTAGAAGAAATAAGCAGTCTGAATTGCGTAAATTAGATAACGAGTTAACCAATCTAAAGAATGAGCTAAAAGCAAAGCAAGGCGCCGTGTCAGATAGCTTATCTGGTGGGCGTTTTTATGAAGCTAAAGCCGAATTATCAAGAAGGCAATTAGCCGAAGAGCAATCAGATAATGCACTAGTAAATTATTATGCAACGCCAAAGCCTAGAGATAAGGCTCAAATTTTATCTGATGAAGTCAATAAAACTGAATCAATGATCACTGGTAAGGCTGAGAATAGCGATATTGATTTCAAATCAGCTGAGCTAGCTTTGAAAAATAACCCTAATTTAGAAATTGATTTTCTTGATGATTCTGGAAATACATCAAAAGTTAAAGCTTCTGATTTATATAACGAAGCGGTTAGGCAGGCAGAAGAAGCCAAACATGATGCCAGTTTATTTGAAGTTGCTGTTAGTTGTTTTCTTAGAGGATAAAAATTATGCGTACAGCCTGTATTGAAGCCATACAAAATGCATCAAAGCGTCAATTAACAGCAAGAGAAGTGCAAAATATAGAGGACAGGATTATTAGTAGCATGAGAAATCTAGCTAGAAATGATCCTGCATCATGGCGTCTATTAAGTGAATCCGAGCGATTACAAAGAGCAGGGCAGATGGCTGCCGCTGAATTGCAACGAGAAGCTGATCTCAAACAACGTCGAGTAGCTTTGACAATAGCAGCTAGACAACGGCTTGATGAGCATATTAATAATTTCCAAGGTAGTAAGTTAGAAGCGCTAAATAGAACCATAGCCTTTAGCGCTGATGGTAAAAGTAATTTTATGTCTGTGGAAACAAGAGCTAAGGCAACTATTAATTATGCATTAAGCCAATTACAGGAAGCGTTCGAAGCGGTTGACCCAAAATTCTTTCAGTTGTTTGAAGATCAGAACGGTGTTCGTGATTTGATTTATGAAATGAAGGGGCAGGATACAAGGAATGTAAGAGCTAAAAAAGGTGCTGCAGCATGGCATAATGTAACAAGCATGCTTAGAAATAGTTTCAATCGTGCTGGTGGTGATATAGGCCACCTTGAAGATTGGGGGTTACCTCAAAGCCACTCTATGCAACGCGTAGGAAAAGTTACGCAAGATAAATGGGTGTCAGATGTTATAGGTAAACTAGACCGCAATAAATACATAAAGGAAGATGGTTCCGTTATGAATGATGCAGAATTACAACAATTTTTAGATTCTGCTTATGAGACCATTGCTACTGGTGGGCTAAATAAAATTAATGATCGTCCTATTGGTGTATCAGGAATGAGAGCGAATAGGGGAAATGCTTCAAGGCAAATACATTTTAAAGATGCTGAATCATATTTAGAGTACCAGCAGCTTTATGGCGAAAAGTCTCTTTGGGATATTATGGTAGGGCATATTGAAGGGATCAGTAAAGATATCGGGCTTACAGAAACATATGGCCCTAACCCTGACCATGTTTTCCAAAGCTTACTGAATGAAATCACAGAAATAGAAGTTAAAGGAGCACCATCTAAATCGGGTAAAATAAAGCGCCTAAGAGATGGTACTGAAAATTTATATAACTTTATATCAGGTAAAACAACGCCAGTTGCTAACGTTCATATAGCTAAATTTTTCGATGACTTAAGAAATATATTAATTGCTAGTAGGTTAGGATCTGCCTTGCTATCTTCATTTTCTGACTTAGGTACTATGTATTTAACGGCCAAAGTTAATAACTTACCTTCTGCGCAATTATTGAAGAACCAATTAGCTGCATTAAACCCAGCAAATAAAGATGAATTAAGGCTGGCACGTAGGGCAGGTTTATCTATGGAAACATTATTAGGAAGCATTAATCGTTGGGCTTCTGATAATATGGGACCTTCTTTTGCCCGTTGGTCTGCAAATGCAGTAATGCGTGCTAGTGGTTTAAGTGCGTGGTCTGATGCTCATAAGCGCGCATTCGGGGTTACCATGATGGGAAGCATTGGGGATGTAGTAAATCGACATGCAGACATAAAAAGCATTGGTGAGCATGATTTAGCAATCATGAAAAGTAAAGGCATTACAGAAACTGATTGGACTATATGGCGATTGGCTGAGCAAGAAGATTGGGGTAATGGCAATAATACAATGCTGACACCTGAGAGCATTATGCATATTCCAAATGAAAGATTAATTGAGTTCGGCAATCCTGAGCGTGTCAAATTTGAGGCGGCTAGAAAATTACTAGGTGATGTTACAGAAGAAGTTGACATGGCAGTTATATCACCAGGGGCAAGAGAAAGAATGATAGCTGGCGCATCGAAACAAAGAGGAGCTATCGGCGACGAATTGTATCGTAGTATCTTTCTATTTAAATCCTTCCCTATTTCTGTTGTTATGCGTCATTGGGCTATGGGAATGCAATCCGCTGGTGGTAGGGTTGCATACCTTGCCGCATTCATTGCAGGAACTACAGTCTTAGGAGCTTTATCTCAGCAAATTAATGATATTGCATCAGGCAAAAAACCCAGAGATATGGCTGATGAAAACTGGCATACATTCTGGCTTGCAGCCTTACTCAAAGGTGGTGGGCTAGGTCTATATGGTGATTTCTTATTGTCAGATCATACTAAATATGGTTCCGCTGCGTTAGCATCACTATTAGGCCCAGTGGCTGGGGTTGTTGATGATGCAATCAAAATAGCTCAAGGTGTGCCTTTAAATGCGGTGGAAGGTAAGCCAGAGCAGACGGGTGGTGATACTGTGAAATTTGTCAAAGGTTTAATACCCGGTCAAAACCTATGGTATACAAAAGCAGTATTGGATCATATGGTATTTAACCAATTACAAGAATACTTTTCACCGGGCTATTTGCGCAGAATGGAAAAACGTTCTAAGAAAGAGTTCAATCAAACTTACTGGTGGCGCCCACAGGATATGACGCCTTAATGAGGGAGTATAATGGGAATATTTATTTTAGTTGCATTAGCTTTGATTGTCCTCGTCGTTTTAGAACGGAAAGATATCATTGATGGAGGTGAGTTTGCTATTGCTGTAGTTCTTATTTTATCGGCAGTTGCTGGTTACATGGGAGTTTCTCATTACTAACAACCTGATAATAAAAGCATGAAATGGTTAATATGTGGGTTACCATTGGAAAGCAGAACCCACATAATTTCATGTTTTAAATATCTAAACCTTTAAATTTAGCTAACGTATCATTTGTATATGGTTCATATTTATCGCTAATATTAAATGCGAACCCTAATGACTGCGAATCGTATGTGTATATTTCACCAATTCCATGTAAGTTACACTCATATACATCTGGACGTAAATATCCTCTTTTGAATCTCTTATTAAGAAATGGCGTAATAGAAATTATTACTGAACGCATTGTTTCTTTGTTTAATTGATTGAATTCTAAATTAATTATCATCTCTGAAAGCACAATTACTACCACTGTCATTAATGTCTCAGAGCTTGTTCTGCCTTGAAGTAGTAATAGACTAGCCAATGATTCGCCATTTTTTGTGAGATATAGGTCAATTGCACTTGCTAACTCTTTTACTTCTTCCAAGTTGTTTTTTTCTTTTTTTCTAAAAAGGCCAAACATAGCAACCTCTCATAATTTAAATATTTGATTAGTATATCTGTAGAGATGCTACCAGTAAAATAGCTATGAAAAGCCCTGCTTAAACAGGGCTTCGTTATACCTATAGCAATTTACTAACCGTTGAATCAATATACTGCGCATGGGTTTGAATGGTGTTGATAGCCTTAGCCATGTTCATCATGCAATCACGAATGTGCATTAACACACGTTCAGCATCTTCCATGTTGTGACCATCTTTCTTAAGCCATGCTACAAGCTGGTGGAGCACATCTTCTTTAGGGTTGTTGATAAAGTCCTCAAGAATGCGTGAGCGTGGCTTACGGGTTTTAGGGAAGCTGTATTCTGGTAGGGCATGGCCTGCAGGAATAAACTCACCCTCATGAATAACTTTCTGTGACTCATCCACCAGCGCGATCAATTCTGCGGTGCTAGCATTGTTTGGAATGCCTTTAACTAATTGCTTTGTATCTCTGTACTTGGTGAAATAGTTATCTTCCAGAATTTCAAAAACATCCCAAGCTCGATCGGTATCTAACATCTTGGCGTGACGGGCAGCGCCGCGTTCAGTCCAAACTGTTAAATGACTAGCTCTTTTATTGACCACATTAACCAACTTACTTTGAGTAAGCTGGTCTTTAAAAGTTTTTAAATTTGAACCAGTTAGCTTAAAGAAATGCTTCCCTTCAATAAAGCGTTCTCTATTGCGGGAGTGGTTTACTTGAATGTTTCGGATTTCAGTTTCATATACGTCAGCTAATAGCTCAGTTGTAATAACTGGAACGTGGTTATGAATGATTGATGGTAAACGGGATACAGAAATATTGAGATTAGCCATTTTGACTTCTCCTGTGAGATATTTGCTTATCACCACCTGAGGTGCAAATCTCATAGGGTGGTGAACTGAACAGGGTTTGCACTACCGGACTCACAGTACCGGCCTACCTTGCGGTAGCCCTGCCCAGCCCACCATAGAAGAAGTGTAGCTGTGCTTCGCACATAAAAAAACCGCTAACGCGGTTTGTGCGTTGTGAGTATCTAGCGGGGTGCAAATCCCGACACCAGAAATTGCTGGTGTATATTCACTATGGCGCAAAATTCAGAAGATGTAAATTACCAAATTGTTTATGTGTTATCAATTAATAAATATAAAAGATAAACATTTTGTGGATTTAGTTTTACATAAGTAACGCTTATTATAGAATAATAAATGCTAATAGGGAGTAGTTATGTCAGAGAATAAAGCTATCCATAAGATAGGGAAGACTGTACTAGAAGAAATAGTTAACGCCGTAGGACTTGGATGTATTACCAATATCTCAAAATCAATATATGAAGCCAGAATGGAAATTGACAATGATAAACTTTATGAGTTTGTCGTTGAGTTGAAAAAACATGATATAAAAGAAAATGCCATTAACAATGAAAACTTTGTTTCTATTGTAAAAAGATTATACATTGAAGACGAGGTATCAAAATCAAAACTGTATGCTAGATTAGCTATTTCACTATCTGAAGACAGCCTTACTAAAGATGATAGAGTCTATTATATAAATACGATTAGTCAGTTGACCAATGCAGACATAGAACTAGCAAAAAAAATATATATCTATAGTTCTTATGACATAAAAGGGTACTTAAATAGAGGCGAGCAAGTAAAAAAACTAACAACAGGAAATACTGGCATACTTTTAAAATCGAAAAATAACTTGATTTCAAATGGGCTGATCTATGATGAAAAATCTGGCGCTATAGAAGCTAATCCAGCATACGAAATAACGAAAGAATTACGTAATTTTATTTCATTCATTTTTAATGAAGAAGAATTATCACCAAATGCTATCGGGTGTGATTCAAAAAATTATTATGATGTAATTATTGTTGACCATTTCAAGTCATATAAAAATTTATATGTTTCATATCTGTATGATAAGTTAAAAAGTAATAATTTAAAAGTAATTGTTATTGAGAGAAATGAACTAGATCTGAGTGAAGTGGAAACAAAAATCATTGTCAATACCAATAAATTGTTAAAGAGTTCATCTGGAAGGAGAGAGGAAGATTACATCGAAATAAAAGTATCAGACAAGAAAAGCAGGGATGAGATCCGTTCAAAATATGGTAGTGAAGAAATTCTAGAAGATAAGTTCTTTAATCATAAAAAAGTAGTTAGCTATAGAAATGAACTAATATCTGTTTTGGATAAAGTGGTTAGTCGTGTGTTGAGAAGTATTAGTTAATTTATAAAAGCACCTCCGCATAGGTGCTTTAATTTACCTTAAACGATTACTTGTTTAACTCATTGGCGATATATTCAATATGCGTCTTGATGTTATCTTTAACCTTCAAACTCAGATTTATGTAATTCATCATTGCTGTAATTTCAATGAGTGCCGCGCTCACGTCACATCCTTCATCGTCCAGTTTTCTCAGTAGTTCTTCTACGTTAGACTTGCTCATCAACTCCTTTATTCCAGTTTCGGTATTAACTTTTTCTGCGTAATTTTCTGGTGCTGGGAAATTAATTACATCTTTCATATTAACTACCTATGTGATTTAAGGAGCTTATACAGTAACTGAAAACACTTCACGGTTGTTTATCTTTTTATATTCAAAGGTAAACATTATTTCGTTTATGAATTTTAATGGCTGTCATACACCAACGCAACCAAGTGGAGAATAGCCATGACTGTTTCAACTGAAATTAGCAGTAATGAATATACAGGAAACGGTGTAACAACCGATTTTGATTATAAGTTCAGGATATTTAAGGCAAGTAATTTAAGTGTCACTACATCAGACGCTGATGGTGATAACGTTGTAACGTTACGTTTAGGTACTGATTACACAGTAACAGACGTTAACAAGTCAGCTGGTGGAAAGGTAATACTAACTAAGCCATTGGCTGATAAACATCAAATCAGTATTGCCCGTGTCATTCCAATCGTTCAAGAAACCTCATTTCGTAATCAGGGCAAGTTCCTTGCTGAAACGCATGAGGATGCATTTGATTACCTGACAATGCTTATGCAACGCCTATGGGGAAGCTTGTCATTATTTCTAAAGCGACCAAGCATTCTAGCTAACTGGTTTGATGCTAAAGGCTATAGAATTTCCAATTTAGGAAAGCCAAAAAAAGATAGCGATGCTGTTGATCTTGGGACAATGAAGGACGCTATCTCATCACAGAGTAAGCGTTCATTACGTGTTGATGATATGGATATTGTGGCGCTACCAAAAGCTAGTGAGCGTGCTGGTAATGTGCTTACGTTTGATAAAGATGGTAAGCCCATTGTTGTTGCTCCTGCTAGTGGTAGTGCGGTTGATGTTCTTAATTTACTGGCTAGTGAAAAAGGCGCTGCTTATATAGATTCTGGTAACTTAACAGTATTTAAAAAATATGGCAGATTTGGAGATGGTGGCCAAGTACTTAATTGTCATCAGGCTATACGAGATAGTGACGGCTATTGGTATATTTTTACAGGGTCAATGCCTCACAGTTATGGTAATTCTCATACCGATGATTGGATTAATGTGGGGTTACTTAATGGGCATCCTGTTAATTCTATAGAGAACTATGGTGCTGTTGCATCTTCAATTGTTATTGATAACTCAGATTCAATAAACGAATGTATCAAAGCTAACTTCCAATTGAGAAGAAAAACGGTGGCGGGTGTCGGGGAGTTTTTTGTCGCAAAATCAATACAGGTATTAATGGGCGATCATTATGGAGATGCAGGGACGACAATAAAAGGTGAGGGAATTGCATCAACAATATTTACAATGACCGGAGAGCTTACAGAATCCGTCATTAAGAACCAATCATCTGTAGCTGCGAAGTATAACTTAAACATGCATGACTTTAGTATCTATGGCAACGGAAGTAGCTTGGCGGCTATAGACTTACAATCAGACACAAGTAGAGTTAATTTAAAAGGAATACGCACGTATGGTTGTAAGCGTGGTCTGAATATCCCTAAAAAAACGTGGGTTAACTCTTACGTTGATATGGGGTTCAATGATGGTGAATATGGGATTTTCATGGATGACTCAGGTACCACGAATACGTTCGATGAAATCTTTGTTCACGGAACAACAAAAAGTGCGTACAGACTAAGAACGTCTTACAGTAATGTTGGCTCGCTTGCCGCTGACAACTGTACTGGCGAAAGCATTTACGATTTTAGATTTTGCGGCGGTTTAACTGTAGGTTCGCTTGGTTTTGAGCAGCCAGACTCTAAATTCCCATTGTGCGTAGTCAATCTTGATAATTCATCTAATGTCCATATCGATAATATTGTAGATTGGAATGGCACACCTACCGATGGTGAAGCGCCATTTGATTTAATTAATTTGGGTAATGCAAAAGGGTCAAAAATTGGAGGTATAGATTTAACAAATACTAAAGGTGGAAACCATATAAACGGATCGTTGGTGAGTGGCTATGATGGTGATATTGAAATAGGAACGACAAAATTAACTGGCGTTTCATTCAAGCAATCTACACGAGAAATGAATCACTCAATATTGCTTACTAATAACAAAAGTACTGGAACGGTTCTGAAAAGACCATATCAGAAGCCATTAATTGCCGGTGGCGAGGTGTTACTGAAAGGAATTGGATTGCCAGTGGAAGCTGAATCCAGAAAAGTCCCTTCTATATATTCTGATAGCTTAAAATCACCAAGCTTCGGCTCATCTAGCGATGATAGCTGGATGCCAGCACCAGAGATTGGTGACACATTCTTATGTAATGACCCGTGGAAATATGGAGCATATGCATACGTGTGTGTAGAAAAAGGAAGTAACATAGGTACTAGTAAGTTTGGAATAGTTCCTTGCATCATCGATAGTGTTAACCCACCAACTGAGCCAGCCTCGAAAGGTGTTCAGTGGTATGACGGAACGGAGAATAAGCTGAAATTCTGGAACGGTAGCGATTGGGTGTGATTTTATTTTAATGTGGTTTTTTGTTTATCTTTTTATGCTGTAGTATCATGGTTATTTCTCAACCATGGTGCTACACATGCATGAAAACACTACAGCGGTTACAGGCTTAAGCCTTGCATCATTTGTTAGTTACTTTTCAGGATTGCCCCCGGAGGTTGTTATGGGGGCCATTCTTGGCGCTATTTACTTCACTACAGCTGCAACAGAATTCCCTTTAGCTATCCGTTCAATATTTGCCATGCTCAGCTTTGCTGCAGGGCTTCTATTGTTTAGTCCTTTCGCGACTATCTTTGTTTCCATGACTGGGTTAATTGGCGTTAAGCCTGATGCTTATAACGTTGATAGCCTTGATGCTATGGGGGCGTTCGTAGCTTCTCTTCTCTCTGTAAAACTCAGTATCAAATTGTATAAGAAAGCTGATATTCCGAAAGGAGGTAACAGCCATGACATACGATAAATCACTACTCATTATCAATGCACTGATCTGCTTAATCATGTTCTTTAGAGGTCTTTATTTCGTTCGAGGAGATAAAGGCTATAGCCGATTAGGTGGCTGGTTAGCGTGGATATTCTTAGGGTACTCAATTTCGGTACCGGTATTTTCCTATCTAGATCCAACATATCAGGTTGGCATTCAAAACCTTATTCCGAACTCTTTCCTTTGTGCTGCGCTGTTCGCTAAGCGCGGCAATGTCATGCAGTTAATTAAAAAAGTGGGGTGATCCTAATGTCCATGGTAGATAAACAAAATAGATTTACTGGAATGGTGGCTAAGTTAATTATCTTTGCCCAAGCTAACGGTTACCAGTTAACTTTCGGTGAAGCATTCCGCACGAAAGAACAGGCGGCATTAAATGAAAAGGCAGGCAAAGGCATCAGTAAAAGCTTGCATACAGAGCGCCTAGCTGTTGATTTTAATTTATTTAAAGATGGTAAGTGGTTAACTGCTTCCAGTGATCATAAGCCGCTTGGTGAATACTGGGAGTCAATTGGCGGTAGTTGGGGTGGTCGTTTTAATGACGGCAATCACTATTCGTTAGAGCATAACGGAGTTCGCTAATGAAAAAAATAGCCATTGCATTAATTGCGCTGGCTGTCTCATTTGCCGCTGGTTTTATGACTAGCGGCATTTTTTCTGATAACAAGCAAATGACAAAACAAATTGCTGGTAAACAGGAAGATGAGAAAGACCTAGCGTTTAACATCGACCAGCGCAAGCAGGCGGACGAAGAACAACAAAATAGGGTGGGTGTATACAATGAACAAAAAGAACGTGCTACGATGCGCACAGACGCTCTGCTTGAGCGTGTTCTTAATCACTTTGACAGCGTGCAGTTCGAAACAGGTACCACGGAAACAAAAACAGGTGGTACCATTAACGCCGATACCTGCAGAGCTGAGAGAGCAAAGGCCAGTGAACTTTCTCGACAACTACGAGGCACACTTGAAGTCTATGGGCGTGAGTCTAAGCGTGCCGACGAAAACACAAGCGCCCTTAATTTATGTATCACTGAGTTAGCTGAGAAAGAAAAACTACTGAATTCGTATCGATAAACCATTGTACAAATATCGTTCACTTTTCATTATGACGGTATTGGTGACGGTATCGCAACCTGCTAGGTTAATCTTGTTTTATATAAATCAATTGGTTATGCTTGTCTAAAACAATTGAGTGGGAATAATAGAGTTATTGTTGATAACAATGTTTAGTTGTCGATAAATTCAAAGGCATCAGTTAGTTACTGGTGCCTTTTTGTTTTTTCATTAATTGAATTACCATTCTAGCTCTTCACCTTTGTTGCTAATGTATTGCTTTGAGATTAGTTGCTGCTTTCTACCTTGTCATTTCCTTAATTTTTTCAACGTAGACTCATTGAACTCCATTCTTATTCATAGCGTCCTTAAATAGGGATACAGCCAGTATAAAGATGATTTAAAGTCCATATTAGTGAACTTTAAATATGAGTTGCTTTCTTCCTAGGAACAATAGCCCCTAACGAATAGCATAGGCCAGTTAGCCCTGCGAGGCTTAACGGCAAAATCATGACGCTATCATTTTTGAGTGGGTTATCTAGGTTAAACATAATCACGATTAAAAATAAATTACTCGCAAAGGTGGCGGCGGTATAGATAACAGCCACCTTTTGAGGTAAACGAATTAACGAAAAATTTTCGGCAAACTTATCAAAATGCTCCCAAATAAGGTGAATAACTAAGTAAGCAAGAATAAGCGTAAAGTAAAATATGCTGAGTGCTTGTGTTGTTTGTGGATGGAAAAACTCAATCATATTTTATCGAGATATAGATGAAAATAACGCTGAGTATAGCCGCTAGAATATAAATATTAGTGGTTGTTAAAATCAGAGATGGAACGATAAGCGATATAGCACCATTGAGTGCTAAGGCGGAACCAACTCCTCCTGTAAGAGGATTCATTATCTTTTGAATTATCCAATTCATAGTTTCCCTTATTAGTTAAAATAACGTGCGTTAAAAACGAGATAACGGAACAGTCAACAAGGCTGAGGATTAAAACACAAGCCCCAAACACAAACGCACCCAGAATAATATTATCCAAAAAGAAAAACATACCCCGAACAAGGTAATTTAAAGCAGAAAAAATGATTATGAGAGCAGCCTCGTAAAAAACATTATTGAGGCAGTTTATAGGTAGTTGTATTGCAGTAAACAAGATATGAGAAAAGAAATTCCAGAGTGATTTCCATTATAAATTCACTTAAAGTGATTTTTTATTCAAGTGTTGGTAATTATTGCTTGTTCAATTAATTCATATTGTTATTATCAGTAGTCTATATACATCGAAAGTATATGTTCACTCCCCGTAATCATAATAATAAAGGTGAGGGGAAACTCACTGATCCATGGCTAAGGATAACAACGTGGCATTTCGTCTGAAATATCTTGCTCTTCTTCCTCTGCTGGTGGCGACTGCATGTCAGCAACCTGCGAAAACCAACATCATAGAAACCCCATCTGCACAGATTCAACCTGCACTAGTTAATAATGCATGGATAGAAATTTCTCACAGTGCATTGGATTACAATATCAAGAAAGTACAAGCATTATTGGGTGATAAAGCGGGAATGTGTGCTGTTTTAAAAGGGGATGCATATGGGCATGACCTGACGTTAGTTACCCCAGTAATGATTGAAAATAATGTTCAATGCATTGGGCTAACTAGCAACACAGAATTGAAGCAAGTTCGTGATTTAGGCTTTAAAGGTCGTTTAATGCGAGTGCGTAACGCCACTGAAAAAGAAATGGCTCAAGCCACTGAATTTAATGTAGAAGAATTAATTGGTAACTTGGAAATGGCGCAGCGCTTAAATGCGGTAGCGGCAAAACAGGGCAAAGTTATTCCGATTCACCTTGCATTGAACTCGGCAGGAATGTCACGAAATGGTTTGGAAGTCAGTAATACTGAAGGATTGCAACAAGCTAAGCTAATCTCGCAGTTACCTAATTTAAAAATCGTCGGGATTATGTCTCACTATCCTGAAGAGGATGAAGCACAAATCCGAAAAGATCTGGCTAAATTCAAAAAAGAGTCTCAACAAGTTCTGAATGTGACAGGATTGAAACGCGAAGATGTTACTCTGCATGTTGCGAATACTTATGCAACATTGACCGTGCCAGAATCGTGGTTGGATATGGTGCGTGTTGGTGGTATTTTTTATGGTGATACGGTTGCCACTAAGGACTACAAACGCGTGATGACATTTAAATCGAATATTGCGGCGGTGAATCACTATCCGAAAGGAAATACCGTTGGTTATGACAGAACTTATACACTGAAGCGTGATTCTGTATTAGCAAATATTCCTGTCGGTTATGCGGATGGCTACCGTCGCGTATTCAGTAATGCTGGGCATGTTTTAATCAATGGGCAACGTGTGCCTGTTCTTGGAAAAACATCCATGAATACTGTGATGGTCGATGTTACTGATATTAAAAATGTACAACCAGGAGATGAGGTTGTCTTTTTTGGTAAACAAGGAAAAGGGGAAATAACCGCTGAAGAGGTTGAAGATATTAGCGGCGCGCTGTTTACTGAAATGTCCATATTATGGGGTGCAACCAATAAGCGTATTTTGGTTAACTAA